ACTTTTCTCGTAGTAAGTCTCGTTGCCCTTGGCATCATACTCCCACTTATTCCAGAAGCCATTGCTGTCCTCGGAGCAGGTCATGTTACCCTTGGCATCATACTCCCGCTTATTCCAGAAGCCAGTGCTAGCCTCGAAGTAGGTCACGTTACCGTCGGCATCACGCTCACGCTTACACCAGAAGCCATCGCTGTCCTCGAAGTAAGTCGTTTTACCATTGGCATCTTTAATCTCAATAGGGAATGTAAATGCAATCCCTAGTTCTGTTAGTGTTTCGCTTAGTTTTTTCATAGTGTTTTATTGGTTATTTAGTTTAATATTATATTTTCAATCGTGTCAAGGCTTTATTTTATTGACGCTATGCCAAACTGCCTCGCCCAGCGCATAGATGATATGCTTACAGGGTGCGCAATAGACTCCGCTCTTCCATTTTGGATGAACCCTGAACTTAAAATGGGAGCAGGTGCAGCTTCCCATGTTTTGATTCTCCTTTAGGTTTATTGTGTAGTTCTGCGAGTCGCCTTTCGTCTCGCTTTGAACTACGTACACCATTTCCTTTACCTTTATTAGCTTCATGGCAATAAGTCTGGGTTGCTAGTGTACGAGGTGAAGATGCCCAGATGCCGCTTAAATCCGAACAAGCCCTCCGCTGTTTGACCAGCTCGTTGCTTTGCCCGATACCAGCGAACGTACTCTGGATCTCCGTGAACTCTGTCTTCCTCTTTCAAATACAGGAACGTAATGCTATTTGCGTCCTGCTCAAGCGCACCAGACTCCCTGAGGTCTGACATAATCGGTCGGCGGTCATTCTTCTCCACCTCGCGATTAAGCTGTGCAATCAGGACGATCGGAATCTTCAAGTCAGAGGCTAGTAACTTCAGTTCTCGGCTGATTTCGGCAATCTGTTGCTCACGTGGAAGATTTTTGCTTCCTCGGATGAGCTGGCAGTAGTCAATAATCACCATTTTCACCTTGTTTTTCTTCACCCAGATTTTGCATTTAGAAATGATTTGAGGAAGTGATCGAGAACGGCAATCAATGTGAATTGGCAACTTCTTGATTTTAGCAAGCGCCTTGTTCATCTTAGATTGCTGTTCAAGGGACGCTACGCCCTCTTCAAGGAGTTTTGACGGAACCTGAGACTCTATGGTAGCAAGTTTCTCTCCAAGCTCTTCCTCGTCCATTTCAAGGCTTACAATTCCAACCCCGTTTCCCATGCGAGCGTTGTGCATAGCGAAATTGATTGCAAGGGTGGTTTTACCAAGCGCAGGACGAGCTGCAACAACGCAGAGCTGGCCAGGGCCAAACCCATTTCCCTTTAGCGTACTGTCGTACTCGGATAGTCCAGTGGGAAGATACTCCTTCTTTGGCTTGTCTGGATTGAGGAGATTGTCATAAACCAAGCTGGCAATGTCGGATATGTCAAGTTCCTCGGAGCCGACAGACTCGATATTGTCAATGGCCTTCTGGATCGAGCTAATGATCTTCTCAGGATCTTCGCTTTCCTGAACAGACTCAAGGCCAAGCCGAAACTCACGGGAGAGCTTGCGAAGTATCTCGTTACGAACTAAGGCAGTGGAAAAGCCGTTCCATTGGCTAGGGGAAGATATGAATTCCGAGTAGTTCAAGATGTCGCTGTAGTCGATTTCACAAGTCGAATCCTTCGCAAGCTCTACGACGACATTAGCCTCCTCTACAAGTTCATCGCGTCCTTTCACCTTTTCGATGGCTGACCATACCTCAGCATTGACGGCACTAGTGAAGCTCTCGGATGTTACGCCAGCCTCAACGGATTTGTTGAAAATGTCGAATAGCTCGTCGCCAGAGAAGATGGCTGAGATAAGATAGTTTTCGATTTCTGTTTGTGATCGTTGTTTTTCCATGTCATTAGTTTTGTTTTCTATTTGTGTTTAGATTAAGCCTCGTGAGAGAACGTTGAATGCCACTGCTGCACATTGCGGAACTTGTCCGTTTCCAATGGCTTTAAGTCGGTGTATCCGATGGGCCACCCCATCAGCCACTCGACCCACGAGGGGTTCAGTTGAGCTTTCTGCTGGGTCTGTATTCCACCAAGTTTTACCGTGTCTGCTAGATTTAAGCTGTGACTCGTTTTCCCGTTCTTTGATAATCTCCGACCAGTCTCCGTCAGGATTGCGTCTGGATGCTCCGTCTCTTGACAAGTTGGGGTAGGCCAAGACCCACATTCGGTCTCTTTTATGGGGCGCACCGACAGCCCTAGCTCCGATAATTCCCCATCGAGCATTATACCCCAACGAGGCGAGGTCTTTGAGGACAACTCCGAGTCCCCTAGTGCGAAGCAGAGGTGAGTTTTCGGCAAAGACAAATCGAGGTTGTATCTCTTCAATGAGTCTCGCATATTCTTTCCATAAGCCCGAACGCTCTCCGCTAATTCCTGCTCCTTTACCCGCCGCACTGATGTCTTGGCAGGGGAATCCTCCTGCGAGAACGTCAACTGTTCCTCTCCACGGCTTTCCGTCGAGGGTGCAAACGTCGTCCCAGATAGGGAAGTTGGGAAGGATGCCGTCTCGTTGTCTGGCGAGGAGGACGTCTCTTGGGTAGGGTTCGATTTCGCAAGCTCCGATTGGATTGTGGCCAAGTAAGAGGTCAGCGAGAATGCCGCCTCCTGCTCCTGCAAAGAGGTGGAATGTGTTGAGTTGTTTATTTTCCATGTCATTAGTTTTGTTTTCTATTTGTTGTTAATGTATTTAGTCCACCGAGCCTCGGTGCGCTTCCAATTATTCTTTTCGCACACCCAAGTGAACTTGTCCCATGCGTTGTTGTAGTCAAGTCCATTGAAGTAGCCTTTGGCGTTTTTGAAGATTATTTTTCTCTTAGCTTCATCGCAATTGACCTCCAAAACGACACCCTTCTTTTCATTCTTTTTATTCTTATCATTCTTGTTTATTGTTAGTTGATTGTTAGTCGTTTGTTGATGGTTTGTTGATGGTTTGTTAGCTGGCGTGTTAGTCGGCATATCTTCAGATTGGTAAGTGCCGTAGTTGCAGATACTTATCATAGTAAACTTGCTTGTTGATTTGATTGTTAAATTTTCGCTCTTTTTTAATTTAGAAAGTGAGGTTCTTACGTTCTGGATTGTTAGCCCAAGATCTTTTGCGAGGCTTGCGTGGCTAGCAATTAGTTGCCCCCGTCTAATGACGTTTCCTTGCCATTTAGCCTCCTTGTGGTTTGCTGTAATTAGCAGATGTAAAAACACTCTTACAGTGCTCGCATCCTGATACCACTCAAAGTCCTTGAACCCCCTATGTAATTTTATCCATCCTTGCATATTTATCCCTTCATTGTTGTAAATGTTGTAAAGCACCCCGCCACTTGGCAGCGAGGTGCTTTTATGTTTTGGCGTTTAAGCCGCGTGCGAAGCCCGTGAAGGCTCTAGTGATTCCCCTGAGAGGTCAGGTATCGGCGCTCGTCTCTCTCCATTTCTCGGACTTCCTCGTCGTAAAGAGCTTGGAAGTGTGTTGCCGCGTAGTCCATTGCTTGACTGGCATCCTCAAAAAGGTCGTCTTCCTCTAAGGTGAAATACTCAGAGCTTTCAGAATAAAGCTCGTTCAGCTCGTCAACTGCGATGTCGAAGTCAACGATGTCGATCTGCTCGTACTGGGTGAATGTGTCGATGAATTCCTCTAGTTTTTTAGTGTACATAGTTCTTATAGTTGTGTGGCGTTACTGCCTCGCTCAGCGAATAGATGAGCCGCCGTGATGTGTTTCTAGGCAATCAGATACCCGATTGACTGACAATATAGCTTCATCGAGAAGGTCGGATGCCGCAAATGCAGTGTCCTCAAGCTCGATTAACTCTTCTTCTGCAATAATTAGCCTGAGCCTTAACTCGTCAAGCTCCTTATATATTGAGCTGATATCCATATCGTTATGGCTGGCCTCTATTTTTGCGGCTATGGTGATGATTTCTTCTATTTTTTTCTTCATAATTTATATACGTGACCTGTAGGTGTAGTAAAACTCTAAACTACATCCTACTTTTTTGCAAGCTTCTTTGATCGTTATGCCCTTAGATTTGCGCAGGAGGTTTACCTTAATTATTTTGGTAAGGTCGCCTGCATTGTCTGCGCCCGATGCATAAAAGCCATTCCTGATCATGTATGTTCGCCACGTGGCTGGCCGCTGGCTGTACTTGGCGCAGGATTTCGAGATACTTTCTCCCGAATTTACCAGCTTGAGTATTTCCATGTAAGCCTTGCTTGGCTTTACCTCTCGGACAAACTTAGGAATGCCAAAGTCGCGCCTCCATTGCTCGCATGACTTCACGCTAACACCAGCCTCCCTACATGCAGATTCGTGACTCAACCCGTCCTTGCGTAGTTCATTGACCTGCATTACTATTGCCTTCTTTTCCTTTGCGCTCCGATTCACCCGAGGCTTGGCTTTCTTCGGGAACTCAATCCCGCTCACTCTTCCCATCTGAATAGCGAGCTTGTTTTGTGCTGCCATCTTCTCGAAGGGTGAAACAATATCGCCCTCTTTGGAGGTTAGGTAAGCAATTGCTGAGATTCTTTCCATCGCTGGAGTCATTGTTGTTGATTCAATCATTGTGTTTTTTGTGTTTAGGTTAATCCTCGAATTTTAGTTGCTCTATCAGTGCGTTAAGCACTTGGAGAACACCCTTGTAAAGGATGTAGTTCGTTTTGCTCCGTCGATCTATGTCTAGATCCATAAGTAGCTTTCGGGCGAGCCGTAAGCCGTTATATAGTGACTGGCATAGCAGTCGCATTGTCATTTCCGATTGGAAGTCTGTCTTTTTCATGTGTTTATTTTGTTGGTGGGTTAAAAGTTGAAGTCGTCGTCTTCTTTGTCAAATTCTTTAGGCTTGTCGAGGTTGTCGCTCTCTAGCGCGATGCTAGTTACCTTCTTTATAAATTCCGATTCTTGCCTTGCATCCCGCAAGACCATCTGTACCCGCGTTGCTCTCGGTAGGGCGTAAAACATATATCTATTCCATCCGTCTGGCTTCATCTTGAAAACCCTGCCAGTTGTCGTTCTGGCAGGGGCGTGAGGGTTAGTAGTATGGTTGGCTATTTAGGGGCTTAGAATGGGCAATCTTCCTCTGTTACGGGGTCTGGAGCAGGTGCCGGGGCTTCCTCGGCATCGTCCCAGCCGTAAACAAGTTTGCCGTTTCCGACGTAGTTTTTGGGTTGCTTGGCTTCCCGCTCTTCCTTGCTTTGGCTCTGATTGGCTGAAACTTTCTTCCAGTCTTCGTCTGCCGTTTCGTCGATCCAGACATCGACGTTTAGATAAGTGCCTTTCGCGCCCTTATATAGTTTTGTTTTATCGATCTTAGTTACGTCGATTGATAAGCTAATCAATTTACTCATATTTTGGTTTTTTATTTATGTTTTACTTAGTGGTGAATTCGGAGGACTTTGTTTTTGCAAGATCCTTGATGTCTGCATCTCTAGCGAAATGTTCGGTAGAAATCTGCTTCCATGCTGAACGTAATGTAGCTTCGTCGGTGGCATCTGTCAATAGTTTAACTGCTTCAGCCTTGCTCATTGGTACAGATGCAGCATTGCCGTCATCATCCTCGGATGGTATGCCACACGCGCTTTGCAGTCCGTATCGCCGAGCGTATGTAATAGCCGAACCCATGCCTTGAGGGTCAACCTTTGCGCACTTCAATAAGAACTTATTAGAGATAAACTCTCCGCTGTCGTGCATGATGATGGTCTCAACTCCAGCCGTGCCTTCCCCAGAAATAGGGAACTGCACAAAACTCAACCCGTTGCCACTGAACGCATCCTTGACTACCTGTATAACTTCCTCTAGGTTGGCATACTTGCTCTTGAAGAATGGATTTACGGCGATCTTCTTCGCGCCGACCATCTGTGATTGCGCCTTGCATAGTGCTGGCGCTAATTTACTTATTGTTTCTGATTTTTCCATATTATTTATTTCCTTTCTCATACTGGCAGTTGCCAGTTAATTTACGTTCTAAATTAGCCATTGACCGCCAGGCAACGTGCTCCCAGTCTCCGTCTATCATATGCCGCATTAGTGCGTCTAGTTCGTCTTGTGACTTGTCCTTGTCCCAGTGCATAGGCTCTTCTGGATGGTGTTGTGCGCTCCCCTTGTGGCTAAGGTGAGAAACTGCTGCGATAGCGTGAGGGAAGTAGTTTACGAAGCCTGAGTAGATCGGGAAGGTCTTTCGCTCTTCGGCATCTATAGGCAGTGGCCTGACTTCCTCTGTGGGGTTGCTAGTTGCTCCCCATACGTAACCCCTAGCTTTGGACTCAAAGTTTTCCTGCGATTGCTGGGGGGCATCGAAGTATTTTAAGAGTACAAGGTCTGTCCAGACATCATACCAATAATCAAAGCCTTCTGGTGACTTCTTCCAGTCGAAGGCTCGGAGTAATGCAGCCTCGTGTGAGGCAACTTCTTTCTCGCTTGCGTAATGCTCGCTATAATTGCGCAATGCCAGCTCTAGGTGCTCCCCTTTGAGGTCGCTAATATATGATTTTATTGATTTCATTTTTTTGTGTTTTGGTTATTTACCGAGCTTGTTGGCTCGGCGTTGTGAATTTTCCTTCTTAGTTTTCTCTGCGTGACATGCCTTGCATAGTACCCTATACCCGTCAGCCTCGCAAAATAGCCTCTTAATGACTTCTGTCCAGTTATACCCCAGGAAGGTATTGGATGACTCGGGAAAGCCATCCAGTGGCACTACAGGCTCAATGTGGTCTGCGTCCATCTTTCCTTGCGGAAATAGCCCCTTGCATTCGGGGCATTTATGGAGCTTGCACATTTTGCCAGTCTCTGGGTTCTTCCCTTTCTTAACGAATGTCTTGGCAATGGCTGCATTTTTAGGCTTCCAGAAGCGGCTCTTGCTCCTGAGCCCGCTCATAATATAAGACCTGAACCCCGCCTCCGTTAAGGTGTTGCCACAATGCTCTTTAGGTTTTTTCTTCATAGATCTCAACATTGTGCCTTAGGTTGCCTCGTTTGTCAACTATAGTCCTTGTCTTGGCGCAGTATTTACCGACTAGCGATGCAGCTTCTTTCGCGCTATTGGCGTATTTCAAGGCCTTGCCCCTATAGTCGGGCTTCATGCCTGAATGATTGTACTCTATGTAGTATGCAGGCATAGGGTTAGGGGTTCGGTGATGTCTTGCATGGTTAGGTGTGGCGGTTTGTTTATCTAAAAGAAAGCAAGACCTGTGGCGGCCAGTGTGTCGCTGTGCGCTGTCTCTGTGTGCGCCAGATGCACCCGCCCGCCTGTAGCGATGCGATGCTTGGCAGTTTCGTATGTGAGACCATGCGCTGCCGCATAGGAACCGATGCTTTGATAGTTGAGAAGGTAATCTAGGTAATACGCTTGGAAGCGGTTTTGTGTGGCGGTTTGCTTGTCCATAGTGATTTATCGTGTGGTTGGTTGTGTGGCGTGTTAATGCCCCGTAAAAGGCTTTTGATTAGTTGCCAAGGGGAAGTGCCCCTTGTGCAGTGGTATTTTCCAAA